AATAGAACGTATAATCAAACTTCCCTGCTCGTTTACGTGGGTTCTCTGTCTTTATCTTGTGTGTTAGTTCTTCACGTAGAACTGAGTTCATGATGGTGCTTACTTCTTCATCTGACTTAAATTCTGCAAGCTCTTCTATCCACATGACACCGATTGGAAAATCAGCGTCTTTAATTGATTTGAGCTTTTCAGGATCGTCAGCACCTGCAAAATATATCTTGTTCCCTCTCGGCTTGTATGTGATTTCTAACCTTGAAGGAACAAACTTGAACAGATGAGAGACACCCAGGGTTACCGTTGCTTGCTTTATCTGTGCGAAAACAGATTTAACAAGTGTGTTCTGGACTTTACGCAGCACGAGAGCGGAAACAGGGTATTCAATAATATCTGTTACCACACCATTACCCACGCTGAATGATTTACCAGAAGCACGTCCGCCCTTTAGAACGTAATGAAGATGCTCTTTTGCTCTTCTGTATCTCCAAAACTCACGAAATGCAGGTGCCAGCACTTCCGATACTTTAATCATCGTCATCACCTATATCATCAACAATGTAAACTGGTGCAACGTCACCTAATTCCATTTTCTCGACTTCGGCTTTTGTTTTGTCAATGTTGAGCCTCATCTGCTCAAGTTTAAGCCGTCTTTCGTCTGTCTCATGGGCTATGTTGTCAAACTGCTTTATTAAGCCCCTAAGCTCAGACATTGCCCTAGATTGAGCGTTTAGGAATGTAGCATGACGATCCCAAGCGAATTGAAACTCGTATTCCTCTTCTTCGATGTCAGCTGAATCTGAAACAACTGATTTTTTCTTTTTCAGCTCTTTGATCATTTCATCCTTATTCTCGACAAACATGATCTTCTGCGCTCTTACAATTGCTGTGAACTGAATTTGTATTTGTTCCCAAAGTAAATCAACAGGGGAAAACTCCTGAATGTCCTGCATGATCTCAAACGCTTCTGCTGGCATGTGCTTTGAATAAAATCCATGCGTCTTTGCGTTTTGGTTTCGTATTGGTGCTGCTCCCCCGCTATTGCCTAACGCATTAACGTTACCGGGTTGACCACCCTTTTTTGTGTGCACACTTTTTCTTTTGGGTGCACCCTTTTTCCTTTCCCAACCATGCCGCTTTTTCCATGATTTTATGGTGTTGATCGACACCCCGTATTTCTCGGCAAGGTCCTTGTATTTCATACCTTTGACGTAATCTTTCTCCGCCTGAATGTGCTTGGATTCCATCTACATTCACCTGCCGCCTCCTTCTGATTCGTGTTTGTTTCGGGAATTTATTTCTTCGCTTGGTTCCTGATGAGGTTGTTGTACTCTTCAAACCACTCAAGAGGAATTTCTGATCTTGCTGATATTCTTCGTTCGATAGCTGCTGCTATATCTTCTGTTCTACGTTCATCATGTAGCCACTTAGGAATAACACCTAAAGGCGGTTCCGTTGTCATGTCATTCACTCCTTTAATTTGTTCGCTCTAAACTGCCGCCGCACTCTACCTTTAAGCCGATGCTTGGTGTAAAGAATTATCGGAAGCAGTTTACAGGGAACAAAAAAAGCACCCCGCAGGATGCTGTTATCTCTTAATTTTCAAAAGTCTCTTGAATTCTTTTAATCATTTCATCTACCGGGTACATACTCTCATTTTCTCTTAACTTTAACCATGGAACACTTACAAATTCTTCTCCATGTGCGTATGCCCTGCCGTACCATTCTTCATTATTATTAGAAGCAATGTAAATGTCAAAATTCAAATCAGGATAAAACTTCCCATCTAATTTAACAGCTCCAAATTTCACGAGATAATGTTCTTTAACTAGCAAAATTTTCGGTTCTTTCATTTTCTCACCCCCTGTCTTTTTATCGGCAGAAAGCGAACCAATGGAACTATTCGCGAAATTTGTCGAACGAAAGCCCCTTCATAAATAGGTGGAAGCGTAAGACAAAAAAAAGCACCTTAAAGGTGCTTTTCAGGTATTATTTTTTAGATTCGGATTGCTCCTGTAAAACTTTAAATGCTTCAGATAACAATTCACCATAATTATGTACTTCATTAGATTTTGTCTTCGGAGTTGGGAATGCTATTACTGACATATAAATTCTCCCCTCTAAATTTCATTTCCAATCGTATTAACTTTACTAAGGTTCAGTTTAGCCAACTTCTCACTAATTTCCTGTTTTTCCTTCGTAAGCTCATTGGAATGTATTCTCTCTGCCCACATTTTATACAGACTAACTGTATTACTAAAGTTATGTTCTATATCCTTTCTGAGGTAGCAATAAACATCGTAATTATGATCTATAAATTCGCAAAAGATATGAGAAAGTGGATTAAATGCCAATTCTTCATCAGCTAAACCACTCATCATAGCTGCACTAAAAAACTCTAACTGATTAGCAAGATTACCTACACCTGCATCAAACTTACATTCCAAACTTACAGCATCTAAGATTTCCGAAGCCAAAAATTCTTTTTTATGGTTTATTTTAGTAAGTTTTATAGGTTTGCCTTTCAGTGTTGAAGAATACTTGTTTTCTAACGGTATAAAAGAGGTTGCAAACCAGTTAAGGTACTCTATACTTTTTTCAATTGAGGCTCGCTTATTTTTAATTCTCATATCTTTCTTCATTAGATTTAATTGTTTAATTGCAATAAAAATCCCAGCTGCTAACCCAATACTAGCAATATAATAAAGCATTGTAATGACTTCTTTTACGATTGGATATACATTCATACTATGCTCCTTTCTAAGAAAATTCAAGCAAATTGAATCAACTTTTTTTAGTATAATACACTAAATATCGACAGTAAATAACATATTTTAATAATAGGTATACAAAAATAATGATGATAAATAAAAAAGCATCCCACAGGATGCTATTTCAATAGTTCTATTAATTTATCTCTTTTTTCTCGATCAAGCATATGGTTAGTTTTAAGCCATTCTTGCATTAATACATACATGCCCTCAGTTGTTAAACCAATTTTCTTATCGTCACCTTGTTTGTACAAAATATCTACTTTGCCGTTATCTTGAACAGTGAACAAAGGTGATTCTGCTGTATTATAAGTGCTCAAGTGGTTTTTATTCCACATATTATCCCCTCCTGCCTTTTTATCGACAGAAAGTGAAAATATATAATTTGTGGTGACACGGGAAATTATGCCTCCCCGTCCTGCCTTCAAGTTTACACTGCGGTTTTAAGTGATTTCAAATGTTGAAGAAAATTGACTTTCTTGACTTCTTTGACGATGTTGCCGATTATTTCAGTTTTGATTTTTCTAATGGTGTCTCTTGAGCATTCAAGATGATCTGAAATAGCAGTGTAACTCATTCCAGTCATCATGCAGTCATACACGATTAAATGTCTTTCCTCTTGCATTTGGTCCACAGCTTTATTAAGGAAATTGGCAATGGCTTCGTATTTGAGCAGTCGCTTTTCTCTGCGGTCAAGATTTCTTAATTCAGCTTGGCTTATTCCTGCTGATCCTTTAGGCATTGCAGCTTCATCACCGTATGTTGCCGTTAGCTTTTGACCTCCTGCAAATTCAACCCGATTCAGGAGCCTTGTGAGCCTGTCAATCTCTCGCAGCATAAATTCATAGTCTCTAATCCATTCTTCTACCTGCCAAGCAATCATTTGATCTGTCATCTATATTCCCTCCCGTTATTTACGCTTGTACGCCCCGCCTTTGGCTCTTTTAAGTCTTTGCATGTTTTGCCCCATAAGCTCGCGTATCTCTCTTTCTGTAAGCTCCTGTGGCTGTTTTTTCGGCTTTTCCTTCTTCATGTTCACCCTCCGTTCAGACAAAAAGAAAACGGACACCAACCAGCACCCGTAAAAGGTGTTGATCAGTGTCCGCAGGCTCTCCGTCTTGGACTTATGCTAAATATGTCTATCTGGTGAATTTTTCCCATTTCGACAAAATACTACATTCAACCCGTTTGTTTAATGGTATTATTTAACCACCTAATATTTATATTTATTAGGAAATATTTCAATTAGGGGGAATACCAATGTTCAAAATCAATTTCAAAAAAGCTTTTGGAGCTGTGGCAGTTGCTAGTGTATTACTTTTATCTGCTGCGCCAGCACCGGCAAAAGCTGAAACTTTTCCGGGTCTTAAATGGGTGATGGAAAAGTACAGCGATGCCATGAGATGGGAGTTATTCACTAAAAATGTTGGTGGAAAAACTGAAAAATGGGTATATGTTTACACAAAGTTGTCTAATGGAAAAGTAGATGTTCAAGAATATAAATGTGAAGTTATTTATCAAGATCGCTGTTACGTAATAGATTAAAGCTAATTTCCGTCTCATTGTACAAGCGTATAGCTTGGAATGAGACGGAAATTCCTACTATAGATCAGCCTACTTTATATTGAATTTAACGGAATCAAACGTCCCGATGTATTTTGTCTTAGCTGAATCGGTGTAGCAGTCCAGCTGGATCACATATGTTCCTTTACCAGTGCGCTTGCGGATTTCACTCACACTAAACGACTTTAGAGGCGTGGCCGCTTTGAATCTGCCCCTTTGCACAAGGTTAGTATCTGTTAAACCGCCATTGGATCTCTTTTTGTAAACGCCAGCAGTGTAATAAAGCGTGCTCGATCCCTTCTTTTCTGCTCTCCAATCAACCGTTTTTGCACCTGCATAGTAATTGGTATCATCGGTGAAAACTCTCGCTTGATGGCCATATCCCTCTGTTTGCCAGTTTGACCATACCGCTTGAGCAGACGGCGCATAAAGTACCACAGCCGCAATAATAATAGTTAGTGTGATTAGTAGTTTTTTCATTTGTCATCCCTCATTTCGTTCATTTCATATATCTCTATTTCCGCACTGTGAGGACTTCTTAAGTCATCGTCTGCATGCTCCAACACTTTTAACCCTTCAATCTTTTCAAGAGCATAGGATACATCTAGTCCACTCGATGCTGTCTTTTCAACCTCATCAAGAACATCATCTAAGACATCTTTCGGAAAATCTTCTGGAACCTCAATAAGCATGCTACGGTGGTATTTTAGTATCTCTTCTATTTCTAGTTTGATTTTTTTAGTTTTCATCGTGCTTCCTCCTTTAGTGATTCCATATCAACGTTTAGAACTTGAAGCATCCAAAGAAGAGTAGCCATGCCGGCAACAGCTTCTTTATCCGCTCCATTCGATTTCACGCCTCTTTCTCCAAAGTCGTTCATTCGCTCAATTATTTGCCGCTGTTGCTTTTTATTGAGCTTCATCGGTGTTCCCCTTCCAGTGAGGGTAATCTTCAAACTGAGGAATATGCTCATCATGTGATGCTGCATACTCCCGTTTTGTCATATCCCAGCAGTCTTTACACATGCTTCCTGTGTCACCCATGAAAGGTGAAGGCCGTACTTTGTTTGATAGTTCATCGCAGTAATCACACAAGCCGCCATTATGAAAAGAAACTTTAATCTTTTTTAGCTGATCATCCGTTATTTCAACTTGTCCTATTGGTTCCTGACAAAAGATATGCGTTTCTACTAATTCAGGAACCCCGCTAAACGCTTTATGCTGACTCTTTTCGCCCGCTCCAAGATCAATAACGAGTCTGTCGTCAATCAAATATAGTGAGTAGTTCATCGTAAGTCCCCCCTTATCCGAAAGTCGCTTCCGGCTCTTCATCTGGTGTCACTTCATCCTCTTCCCACTCAATATCAAGATCGAGTTTCACGTTGTTTTGACTTAATCTCATTAGCAAGATTTCAAAGTCATTTAGATGTCTCAGCGACTTCAATTCGTTGCTCGTTCTATAGTCGATATCCCATTCCTTTTCTCTTTTTTTATAGATAGAAATTGGTATCTCAAAATTCAAATCTTCGTCATGCTCACATTCAAAAAATATTGTGGCGTATTCAAAACTACTCCATGATCTGTCCTCATTACGCTCAACTTGAACACTAACCTCAACCGCTTCATACTCTGGACCAGCTTCAAATTCAACTTCAAGGCCGTCAGTTTCTACTTCCTTTGCCACATACTTCTTCCATTCATTAAAGAGGTCAGACAGTTTGATAGTCTTTTCTTTTTCTTCAATCATTAAATTCTTGAAGTTCTCAAGCAGTGTTCTGTTATCAAATGACGCTTCTTTTATCGTTTCTACTAGCACATGATCCAGCTTGGTAATGTATTCTGAGTAATCGTAAGTTTCAAGGTACGGTACAATGACGCTTTTCAACTTGTTTTCAATGACTTTTCTTGCTTCTCCACCATATGAAGCAAACAGGTCTTCAAGCGCTTTTGAAACGCCTTGTTTCAATTGCTCTGCGATCAGATTTTCAACGATTCCGTTTTCTAATTGTTGTGCAATAACATCTTTAATATTTTTTTCAAGGTTCATTATTTTTTCCTCCTAAGCCGCTAGGCTCTATTTGATATATCAACAATCGCTTTAAAGATTGGGTAAATTTGTTGTGGTACAACGGCGTTTCCTAATCCTTTAATTCTGTCCACCCGATTGGGAACCCCATGAGCCACTCTACCCACGTTGGGTTCAGTTGCCCACCTCTGGACCCCGTCATTTTTATTTTTTCTTCTATAATTACATCTGGTAAATTTCGAGACTGCCAGTTCGCTCCGCTTATTCCTTTCCAGTCTCTTGCTGTCGGTGTCGGAAAGAACTGAACATACCTCCCCAGTCCTATCGATCCGTCCGTTCCGTTTTTTGTCACCTTCCTCAAGTTGCCATCCGATGTCACATGAAATGAATCGTTCTTCCCGATTATCCCCCCTGTTGTCCCGTCCGAAGCTGTCGGAGTAGGCAACAACGAATGTGCGCATTCTCTCATGTTTGGCTTCGACGGCGACAGCCGGTATAAGGAACGTTTGGACTTTGTAACCCGCACTTTCCAGGTCAAGTAACGTGCGGTCGAGTTCCATGTTTGCGAAGTTAGCAACGTTTTCACCAACAACCCAAGTGGGTCTGAGTTCTTTGATGATCCTAAACATTTCTGGCCAGAGGTCGCGGTCATCTTCCTTGCCTCTTCGCTTCCCGGCAATACTGTAAGGTTGGCAAGGGAATCCTCCTGAAATAATGTCAATTGTTCCATTAGGTTCAATCACTCCTTTATCTTCTAAAAGTTGTCTACTCAAGGTGCGTACATCATCAAAGACAGGAACATCAGGAAAATTTTGATTCAGCAGTTTTTGACAATAGGGTTCACGCTCACAGAATGCGACAGTTTCGATACCCGCCCATTCTGCAGCAAGCGCAATTCCTCCAATTCCTGCGAATAGCTCAATACTTTTCATTGTATCAACCCAGCGATCGTTATAATCCCGATGAAAAACAGCAGTGTGAAGATAACAGACCCGTTTGATTCCCTTTTCGCCATGACCACATTACCTTCTATCACGAGATCATCGTTTTTGCGTACCAGCATCGGCACCACATAGTCAGGCACTCGAATTTCAGCAGCTGCATCATCAATCGTCATTGCTTGATTTTTGCAGGCTTTGACGGCCTGCGAAAGCTCGACATGTTTTGGTAGACTCATAATCTCTCAACCCCCGTTTATTTTTTGATCTTGTATCCTATTTCATGGTCAACTCTCGCAAAGTGACCTTTAGCAGTTTTAATGATTGTTTTTCCGTGTTCAGGTGCGTCTGTGATGTGGGCAGTACCTTCGTTGCCATCAATCACAATTATGCGGACCTTACCGGGTTCTATTGCGTTTTGAATCGTTGTTCCAAAGTCTTTAATTTCAGTTGGTTTCATCCGCTTCATGCCCCCATGTGTTATAATTAAAGTGTGAGATTTAATTAGCACTGGAGCAGCGGCTTCGGTGTTTTTTTATGCCCATTTATCCATTTGATATGATGGTGACGGTTTTAGTTCTTCTCTATACACAATCGGGTGTTTTGCTAGATATGCCTCAAGCTCTTCTTTAGTCATCTTCCACTCGATGACCGGTCCTGCTGTATATGGATTGTTAGACTTTCCGCTCATGATTTCTCCCTCCAATCTTCGGTATTTCAATGCCGCCCATTTGTTTGCAATCTGATCCAAAGCGGCTTGAGCAATGTTTGAACTGCGAACAACGTGTCATACAGGCCATAAGCTTATCTTCCTTTTGAACCCACAACGGACGATCGTCTGCTATTACCACGTTTAACAGTTGGTTTCCCCGCCTTCCTTTTCAGCTTTTTGAGTTTATCCAGCTCGATGAATCCTAGCGACCGATCAAAAGCAATGACTTTTAACGGCGTATCAAATTTGTGTTCGTACAGCTTTCGTTTGATGGCAAATTCCTTTGTTTCCATGCCTTTGATGTCGATTATTTCTTTTGATCCATCGAGTTTAGTGATCTCAAAGTCTGCAATATATTCAATCTTCCGAAAAGTCTTGTCGTTCTTTTTGAATGCTTCTTGCAGTACAAAGCGTGGTTGCAATGAGAAATCTTTTATTTGCTTGGCTTGCTTGAGCCATTTAAGGTGCTCATAGTATTTGGCTTCTGCCTTGCTGTCGAAGGTGATGCCGTCTACTACCGTTTTACGTGCGCCGTATTTATTGGACATGTTTTGTTGATCCTCGCTTTCCGTTGCTGGAAGTGCTTTTTCAGTTCGGCAACGAGCTTTGCTTTTTCTGTTTCAGTTAGGTTGGTTCGTTTCAGTAGTTCAGTGATACTAGGGTTCATTGCTATTGTTTTGTGTTACCTCCCGTCATCCCGCAGCCATTGCAGGAGCTTCCTTTCTCTGAATCTAGCAGTGAAAGCGATAGTGATTAGTGCTGCCATCGTCTTCATGCTGTCTTTCCTTCTAGTGCTTCCGCTTTAGCCAGCATTTGATCTAACATTTCGATGACTGGCTTTAGACTTTGCTTTTGTCCTGTATGGTTACATTCAGGACAAGGGAAGAAGCCCGCCATGAAGGTATTTTCGTTTATTACAACTCTCTCGCCATTGCATGTGTTGCACATCTGACATTCTCCTTTACTCGTATAGTTCCAAAAGCAGTTTCTCGTTTTCTTCTTGTGCCTTTTTTTTACGAATCTTTTCATCTGGCATAATCACAGGGAAAGCCATTTTTTCTACCCTGCTACTGATCCGACCACTTTTATAGATTGTGTCAAGATCATCTATACTTAAATTACTTGTAATGATCGTAGGCTTCTTGTATTGAAGTCGATAATCAAGAATACGGGTGAATGTTTCTTCCACAAATTTTGTTACATTTTCCACTCCAATATCATCTAGGACAACAAGATCAGCTGTCTTGACGGCATCCATAATGTCGGTACTCTTCACCTTCGATTCACTATCAAACGTGCTTTTTATTTCTCCGATCAGATCAGCTGTAGACGAATAGATGATTTTGAGTGGCTTTTCTTCTTTTTTGTCGTAGACCTTTGTTATTGCGTGAAGAATACTAGCAGCAAGCCTTGTTTTTCCGCTCCCTTTCTCTTCACTAAAGAAATACAAGCCTTTTCCGAGTTCCCGCATCTTTTCAAATTTCAAAACATAGTTTTTTGCAACCCTTTTCGCATTGGCAGCACGCTCTTTGGATTCGGGTTTTTCGTAAACATTGATATCAAAAGAGTTTAGAGAAGCGTCTTTGAACTCTTCGGGTAATCTTGCATTCATAAGCCTATTTGAGAGCTTTTTCACTTCTTTGCACGGACACTCTTTCATAAATTCTTTGTTTTCCTCATGATCAATAATCCATATCAACCCTGACCCATCGCATTTCCCATACATGCAATGTTCTTCAGAAGTCACAGTGAGTGTCTCGTACCTGACCGGATAGACCTTTTCTTCTTGCAATTTCTTGGAGTCTCTCAGTCTCTTCGCTAGTGCTGGATTTGCTTTCTCCAACGACTTTAAGGTATCGCCCATACTCTGCATCTTTCTTCACTCCTTCTTGTGCCCGCTGATTTGAAAGGACCCGTTGAACATATTTGATGTTCTGAACGCCGTTTTTCACAGAGACCTCCATTGCTTTAATCACGTTTTCTTCTCCAAAATCGTCTATCAGGTCACCAATTCGTTGACTAACAAAGCTGTTTAGTGTTCCGCCGAAATGGCTCTCATAAAATTCAAATGCGTTCATAGGTTGCTCATCCTCCAGTCGTGTTGGTTTTTCTTCTTTTGGCTTTTCAGGTACAGGGCTTGCGGCGTTTTCAAGGCTGATTATGCGGTAGCGTCCGGCTTTCTTTCCTTGCGGGATGTATTCGATTCTCCCTGCTTCGACTAGGATCTTTCGATGCTCAAGAACCGTTTTCTCCGAGACATTTAATCGTGCCACCAAAGTTGTATTACTAACCGTAAACCACTCTCGCCAGCTGCAACCGTTGTTAATGTCCATGAGCTGTAACCACAGTGCTTGTGTAGTTGGCTTCAATGGTGACGTTTCAAGCCACCGCATGAAGCCGTTTATTTCTTTCAGGTAGTTCAAGCCTCTACCCCCTTTCACATAGTGCATACAAGCCCTGTATACGCACAAAGCGCATATCAGGCTCATTAGTCTTGATGTAATCTTTCACATAGTCTTCTGCTAATTTGAAAGGATCGGAAGTGCCTTTGACCATCCATGTGTAACAAAAAGGAATAGGAACCTTAATCAAATGGGTTTCGGTTTTCATCGGCTTGCTCCGTATTTGGGCTTTCTGTTGGTTCTATACTGTACGGCATATCAAGGACTTCCTCGTCATAAACTGACTTTGCTTCTTGGGTAATATCTTTTCGTACCGTTTCGTCTTGCGCTGCATATTGCTGTATTTCAATACTGATAGGCAGGTACTTCCACATGCGGCGAATGACAGTTTTTTTTGCCATTTCTTCATAATCTGTTTGCCACGGGCCACTATCCTTTGACTTGCTTCGTTCACGAACAGCCTCAACATCTTCTTTGCTGAAAACCTCGAATTGATAGCCGCCATCTTTGAAGTGAGCCACTGCATATACATGAGTCATTTCACCTCTATGCCCTGTTGCTGGCTTGTGAATTAACTTTGGATTTAATCCTAGTTCATACTCGAATTGGTCCTTTTCATAAACAACATGAGAATAGATACTTTCGATGTGACCAGAACGTCTAGCAAGGTCGATCATGCCCTTATATCCGATGATGAACTGAACTTCTTTCGTCCACTTATCCTTCTCACCATTTTGCCCTTTGATCTTTTTATTGAAAGGAACAAAGTAGCAATGACCTATTAATCCAGGTTCTAAGCCTAATTGTGCGGACTGCATGACAGCACCCAAAAGTGAAGCGGGTGAACATTGTTGCAATTGCGGGTTACTTCTGATTGTCGTTAGAGCGATTCTTGTGAGTCTTTCAGGTGTCATGTGTTCAGGCAATGCCTTTTGTAATTCCGGCTGCATTGAAGCTAGATAGTCAGCAATTGTTTTGGGTTTCTCCTCCTGCTGCTGGACGTTATTTGCTGCTTTGTTTGCAAGCTGGTTCCGAATATCTTCGTTTTTAGCCATTGTCTACGCTCTCCTTTACATAAAATCTTCTCTGCGGCTTCGTTTCACTGAATTCCTCAAATAAATCAGGATATTCACTGGCGAACTTCTTTGTATCAAAGCGGTTTGTTTGAATGGTCTTCCATGTCACACGATGTTTAGTAGCAAGACCTATTTCGTTTTCTCCTAACATGGCTTTGAGCTGGTTTTCATCCGCTTTAATTCGTTCATCAATTTCTTTCTTTTCTTCTTTTGCGCTTTTTAGTCGGACTATGATTTCATCCGCTTTTAAAGGCAGGCTTGTTTCCTCGTCTATTCCAATGGGGTACATGTGATTAAGCAATTCTGTTGACGAGTCTGAACCATCAAACATTGGCGGCTCTTGCTTTTGAACGTGATTCTCCCAAAAGTCTTTTTCAATCTGAATCAAGTAACCTATCAATTCCTCGTCACGATCCACTTTTTTATAAATGAACTTGTTACCACCGATCAGAACAGCGATCCACCAAGCTTTATAACCCGTCACAGCCATGTAATGCTGGCACTGAATCAGATAAGCGTCTGGAATCTCTTCTCCCGTCCATTCTTCTTTCAAGTATTCAGAGGCCGTTTTGCATTCAAGCCCTACATTTTCACCGACAATCAATCTATCAACGTTGGCAAGCATGAAAGGATATAGAGGGTGTTGTAATATAGCCTTTTTTCGTCGGACCTTCTTTCCAGTGCGGTTGCTAAACTCTCTTGCGACCACTTCTTCGAGTACATGACCCCAATATGCGGCTTCTCCCGCTTCATCTTCCTTTGGTGACTGACCCAATTTATCCAAGTAAACTGAAACAGGTGACTTCCATCTACTCATTCCAGCAATGGCGGCGGCATCTGAACCGCCTATACCTGCACGTCTAGCCTCAAGCCATTGCTCTTCTGTCATCTTCTCGGTTGAGATAAGGACCTTTGCTTGCATGGCTACATACCTACCTTTTGGCGATATGCCGCCTGCCCCAATTGAATGTATTTTTGTTTTGCTTGAGCGTTAGGAAAGTTGAACATGGGTTTTCCTTTTTTGTAGTCGATCCAACCACCTGCCTGTTCTAAACGCTCCTGCGCTTCACGGCGATGGTCAAAACTGATTTGATATTTTGACATCGTGCATACCTCCATTGAATTTTTGTAAAAGATTTGGTATACTGTCGGTACCTAATCGAAGCAGTACACCTTAAAACTCGCTATGCCAAGCGGGTTTTTTTATTTGTCTTCGTCTTCCTCTTCGTAACCGTCTCTTTCTTGCTCGTCTTTCCAATGACTCTTCGGATAACCAAAACTATTAATCTGCGTTACCATCGGATGCTCAATATTCAATTGTCTCGCCCCTCTACCAAGCGTTTAACCACTGAAATTTTAATTTCCCGATTTTGCATTTCTTTCGCTATTTCACACAAACGCCCTTTGTTGTTCAATCTTGTTAGTTCTTCGCTATAGGTTTTGATGTTAGCAGCAAGGATTGTTACTTCTTCAAACTTTCCTAGTTCATAGAATTTTTGTAAATTTCCCATAAAGAATTCAATGTTCTTCATGAGAATAACAGCCCTCGGAATATCTTCACGGATGACGCTGATTTTGTTCAAAACAGATTGATTCATACCAGTACAGCCTCCCTATCCTGTCTTTTGTGCATTGCCACCTCTGCGACAATGGCCTTTTTCGACCATTTTTCCGTCA